TAAAACGTACAGTAATAAAGGAAGCAAATATCCATCACCACAGTCAAATCCCCCAGCAAGTAATAAGTGTTGGGAACCTGTAACTGCTTCAGGCGAACGATGGAAAACTGAAAACTTTTCTACTTGGACATCACAGAAGACATTCAGTTTAATGAAACAAGTAAACAAGCTATTCTATGAAGACAGGCAGAGTAAAACTGCCATAGACTCAATGAATACAAGCTTTAACGAATTAATGCTTGATTTTGAGGCGGTAGTGGCTAGACTCGGGGAACTAGAGAAAAAGCCCAAACGTGGACGCCCAAGAAAAAGCTCTTAATAACCACGAACAGTTAAGGAACAGACCAGATGGCTAAAGTACTAGTACAAACCTTCGGCGGCACTGTCAAAACTGTAGATGCTAACAGCCCAGCAAGTATAGCTGAACAGTTAGGCATTTCAGTGGACAATGCTACCATAACTGTGAACTCAGACAAAGTTGCACTTGACTCAGAGTTAAGAGACGAAGATTTCGTTTCTTTTACTACGAGCAAGGTCACTTCAGGCTGAGCCCACAAATTGATGTTTGGGGGTGGTGGAGAGCCGCCCCCATTCTCATTAAGGAGAACAAGAATAATGGAGAAATCATTAGGAGCATTAATCATACGATGGATACGATTAAACAGTAAAGAGAACCAAATATCTACTAGTCGAGCTGTGGCTAACCAAAGACTTTCTACTTGGATTGATAAAGGAATCAAGTTTCATAGTCCAGATAGAGTTAATAAGAGTTTCAAGGTAAGGGTAGGAGTACCCAAGCTAAGAGCTAGAAGTCCTATGACTTTACAAGCACATTCCTTACAGTTTAGTTTGTTTGAACCTAGTAGAGTTCGATTAATCCCAGATAGGGACAGTAGTTATCAAAATTGGTACGACTTAAGAGAAACTTTGACTACGGGACTAAGTGATGACCAACCTCCGGCGGGTCCTTACAGAACCTCAAATTTGAATAATTTACCCTTAAGTTTACACCCACACATTTCACCTGATGGTGTACCTTGTTTGGGACAATTTTCAGCACCTTGGTCTGCTACAATAGCAGATAGTAATATCCCAGCATTAGTAAATGTATCACAGTCATTTCTTAATAATTGGACGAGAGTTGATTGTTATTGGGACATTAACTATTATCACAGAGATTGGCAAGAAGAAGGACAACATCATCACGGTATTCGTTTCTTTAAAGATTACTATGTGATAAGGAAATTAGCTGAAGCTATAAATTATGACAACCATAGTAGGGGACAAGGGAATACAGGCAATCATTACAGGGATTTCACAGATTGGTATGATGATAATAAAGACATACTTAGTGGTATGAAAATAGACTGGGAGACTGCTTTCATAGCACATCTCGGTTATAAAAAGTCATTAACCCATACCATTGATACACAAGATGGTGATGTAAGGATTCTGAAAGGATTTTGTGATAAAATGGCTAGAGTATACAGGCTTTTACTCAACACAATGCTTGACAAATCACTAGATACGCTAAAAATTGGCATTTATCCAGTGGCTGAAGAAGTATTGACAGGTTTCAGGAGAAAAGGACTGTTTTCTAGTAGACAAGACATTTGTTTTACTATTCCTCCTGTATTAGAAGACATAACCTATAGATTAGGGAACTTTAACCATACACGGTCAAGGTATGCTGATTTACAACAGGTTTTGAAATCTAAGGGTCTAATAGCTCATACAAAGCTAGGGGATAAGGTACCAAGAGCTAACGTATTTATGAGTAACAGCGATGTTAATCAAGTTCTTGGAGCATATATTGAAAGGTCTGTAATAGCATCTCAACCATTTAGGACAAATGCTTATAGATTGCTATGTTTTCTTCACGCTATACGAGAGTATGGTAATATGGAGACAACTCACGCAAGTGTACTTCCTTTCGACCCAAAACAAATGTTGGCTGAATGGTTAACAATACAGGGACAACAAGACACTTCCATAAATAAAAGAGAGATTTATGGGGAACAACTTCGGGGAATAATGATGCAGATACATAGAGCATTATTGCCCATAACTGTCACAGATATAATGGAGAAGTACTTCAACAAAATGTATTGTGAAGTAACTAGGATATTAAAAAGTGACCTAACAACTCTCTATAAAGGAGTAACGAATGAGTATCGTAAAAGAAGAACCAACGCTTACGGTGAACTTGCCGAACAAGATAGTGGAGAAAATCAACTTTCTATTGACTCGTTTTAAGAATACCGAGTGGTCGGGACCTGCTTGGTATCAAGTCATAAAACGTGAAAAGAACGGTTTCCCATCTAAAGTTTCATTAGCACATTTTGTTGCTATGGACTTAGGTGATGGAACTGCTACAGAAGTAGATGGTGAGAAATTAGGCAAGATATTGCCCCAGATATACAAGATGAATGCACATTTAAAGGACGCATATCTTGGGTTAATACATTCACACCATACAATGGGAGCATTTTTCAGTGGAACTGATGAATCAACAGCTCTTGACCAAGCACCACCAGAAGGACTCTTTTTCACGACAGTAGTAGCGTCAGCAAAAGACCCTTTCTGTACAGGTGTTAGTTACAGAGACCATTTTGGGTTTCCTAATTTTATAGAAGGTGACGTAGAGTCAGATTATAAAATGGATGTACCTAAAGAGTGGGTCGCTGAAGCAAAGAAGATAGAAAAAGCACAAAAGGTGGTTAAAACTAACTATGTTAGAGGGAATGGTCAACTTCATTTGATTCCCAATCAATCTCCCGGTTATGTACACGGTGGATATTACAATGGTTACTATGACGACACACCTGATTTGCCAAAAAAGCAGGACGACCAGAACGTAGCGATAGCACTCCCTTCGAAGATAACAATGAGTGCTGGGACGAAAGTTTGACAGCACAACTGGTCAATGCTGAAGCTATCTTCGAAGAGCTAGAGGAAGAAGTAATCACTGAACACGAGTTCATTGATAAAATTCGTAGTAATTGCCCAGACGTAGACCCGCATCTTTACGCATCAGGCTATTACGGATAACTATCACACCATAGGTATTATAATTAAGTATGCAAGAAACAAGCACATACACCAACCCTGTATGGACTCTGAATCTGGGAGGAAGCGGAGTCGTGGCAAGTGAAAGTCTTGTCTTGATTGTAATACTGGTGTGAGAAAAGTTGGTGGTTTCAGATTATATGCCTGACCACTGACCCGATCGAGACTATAATGGGGACATCTTGTTAAAAAGAGCCAGAGAGCAATGCTATCGAGTGCACTTTTCGGGAGTTAATTCTCCCGGTTTGTCCCCTAGTCTCATAACTTAATAAATAAGGAGTGTAGTATGGGTATGACAGTACCACAAAAGAAGTATTTCTGCAATAGGATTGACGAGATAACTCTCAGGAAAGAGAACGATATATGGAACAAGGTAAAGGAGCCAAAGAACGAGAAAGCAATCTGTTTAGAAGGACTAGACGATGGGAAAATAAAGCTAATTAATCAGAGTCAAATGGAAAAATTAATAAGAAATAATCTAAAGTCAAGTGGACCACAGTATAGTCATTCTTATATGCCTAATATAAACATTGAGAGTTTCTTTATTGGCTGGGAATCATATTTACGTAAGTCATCTTATATAAATTCCACTTTACGCAACGAAGCAGATGAGAAAGTTCAGAAAATACGTGAAGAAGCAACTAAGATTAAAGACATAGCTATGTTCGGCAACAGTGCTGAAGCACATATTATGTTAAAGGAGTTCGTTAAATGGATGCAATAAGCACAAGATTCCTTAGAAATAAGGATTTAATACCTATTCCAAAATTAACAGAGATAGGTATAGTAGGATTAGGTGGGATTGGTTCATTTCTTCTCCAAAATTTAACTGTTATGGGATGGCAGTCAATTTGGGGATGGGATAGTGATAGAGTTGAAGACCATAATTTCAGCTCAACAGCTTATCCTTTGTATCAATCAGGTAAGTTAAAGAAGGAAGCGGCAGACGATTTACATAGGGAATATTCTGAAGATTGGCAACAATTTAGAGCAGAAAACAATTTCCAATATAATTCAGTAGTACTGCCAAAAATGATAGTCTGTACAGATGATATGGAATCTAGAAGAATGGTGTATGATATGTGGAAGGACGGTCTTTCTCGTACCAAAGGCACTGGTCATTTCTTTATTGACTTAAGAATGGGTGCAACTACAGTAGAAATGTCTACAGTAACGAGACATACTGACAATTACCTAAAGGAATGGATTCCTACAAGTGCAGTAGAAGAAGCACCTTGTTCGATGAAACATACAGTATTTGCAACGCAACATATAGTGTCACTTGGGTCAGCTCAAGTATACAATATGATTGCTAAATTAGCCTATTATGACTATATTTGGTCTAGCCTGAGCCCTAATATGGTCGAATATGGGACATTAATAGTACCAAAACCTAAAGGAGATGCAAATGCAATCACCAAAGATAGCCGTGAGGAAAGTTTCGACAGACTGGAAGGCAATGCCAGCCGGTCTAACGTGGCTACTCATCGGTCAGCCTAAAACAGGTAAAACAACAGCCGCTTCTGGCTGGTCTGAACAAGGAAACGATGGCGTCCTACTATTAGATACAGACTTAGGGTCTGATTTCGTAGATGGAGTAAACGCAGTAACTATCGCTTCCTTAAACCCCCCTACAAGACCTGTTCTTAAAGACAAGAAACAGGTAACTAAGGGTGGTAAGGCACAAAACGAAATTGTTCCTCCATTAGAACGTGGTTTTAAAGCACGTGCTGGGGGGAACAAGGGTGAACCAATAGAAGCATATTCGTTAATCGAAGTGTTTAATTGGCTCGCTGACGAGTGGGATAGTCTACCATATGACACTATTGTAATTGATACGATAGGTCAAGTAAACGAATGGATAGAATACACTGTTTGTGAGGAACTGGGAATATCAGCAATGGGAGAGGGTCAATGGGGAGCCGACTGGGGAAAAGCCAGACGTAAGAACATTGATGTAATTAAACGATTCCAAATGCTGATTAAACAAAAAGGAGGCAATCTAGTATTGCTTTCACACGCAAAATCAACAGTTGTTACAGATGGTAAGGCACAACTTGGACCTGAGCTCCCGAGAGGACTTGGGTATTCACTTGCCGCCAAAGCAGATGTAATAGGTTATGCCACTGCGAGTAAGGACGATGGTAACTACTATGTTTCTTTTGAAGCATATGATGAAAGAGTAATTGGGTCTCGACTCAAGCCTCTGAATCAAAAGAAGTTACTGTTTGACTTTAACGTAGTACGTGATGAAATCCTAAACTACAAAGAGGAGAAATAACGCTATGAGTAATACAATGCGTTTTCGTCCAGAAGACCTAGACAAAGCTTCCGATGGTGGAAGTAAGTTCTTGGGTTTTCTACCCGTAGCTGTAATGGGCTATGAAGACAAAGCCGATATGTTCGATTGGGCTGATGTCTTTATTAGTATCACCCTGCAAATTGAAGGTTCACAGTATCCTGTGGAAATGAAGATTGCAGGCTCCTATGATAAGGAGAGCAACGGTAACATCAAAACTTGTACTTTATTGAAAAGACTTTATTGGCTTTTTGATGTAGTGGGCTTTCAAGGAGGTCCTGATGTACAGGGTAATTGGGTAGATGCCGATGGTGCTTCTATAGATAACCTAGTGTTATACTTAGAGCAACATCACGCTGGTAACCCATTAGTACCACGTTTTGACGCATATGGTTATGTATACAAAGAACCCGGTCGTAAAGACCCTTCTAAGTCATATACAACTGTGTACCCAAGACTGGTAAAGAATGAGACTAAAGCCAAAGAAGAGCTACAAAGTTATGTAGAATTTCTTAAAGGCAAGAATCTTATTAAAGAAGCCGATATGTCTGCAATTCGACCAGTTAGTAATGGTGTTTCTAATACCGTTGCTGGCGAACCTACAAGGTTTTAGTCTGGATTACGTAGAAGTCGCAGTCGGGAGCCCCTCTAGACGGGGGGCTCTCGTACTCATAGATGATTTATGGGACTTGGTCTATGAACAGGGAGCAAATCAAGCTGTCTATAAAAGCGTCTACACTTATGACGCAGAAGCTTTAAACTTTATCAAAAAGAATGGTACTATAAAGAATTTCTTGGGGACAAGAGGTATCACTGATATTCCTATTGACATTGATAAAGGACAGAATACTGATGAGCATACTCTTAGACAAGTACAAGCATTAGTCTACCACTTAATTAATGAGTTAAGTTTAAGGGAAGGGAACTTTCAGACTTATTTCTCTGGTAATGGATACCACGTAGATATAAGTAATGAGTCTTTTGGCTTTCAAGAGAGCCCTGACCTACCATTTGTCGTAAAACAGACAATGGTGACTATGCTAAAAGAAGTCTGCGATATAGACCCATCCGTCTATACTCGAACAGCATTAATACGCCTTCCGCATACATTAAACATCAAATCGCAGTTATTCAAAGTACCATTAAGTTTGGAAGAAGTACAGTCATCAACTGTAGCAAAGATACACGAAATTGCTAGTAGTAGAAGACTAAGTTATGGACATTCAGACTTATGGGGAGACCAATCCTTAGAGAAACACATTAATAAGGACGTTCCTGAAGTTAAAGAGATGTCAAAGGTATCAGAGCCAAGAAACATAGTGCCCTGTATACAAACTCTTTATAAAAGGGGACCTGTCTCTGGGACTAGGAATAATACTGTTTTACGTATTGCATCACATATGCGTAGACACGGTATCCCTAGTGAAGCGGCTAAAGCGTCGCTACTACATTGGAACAACAACCAACTGAATCCACAAATTATAATTGATAAAGTCGAAGGAAGTTATAATGGAGGATATAAGTATGGCTGTCAAGATGAGATATTAGTACCTGTATGTGACCCTAGGTGCATTTATTACAAGAACAAAGACTATTTAGTCGATGTAAAGAATGCTGACGAGTTACAAAAAGACCTGTCTGAAAGATTAGAAACTGATTATTCAGGTAGGATGCTGGACCTAGCAAAGATGTTCGGTCTAAAGGATAAGGATTGTGCTATATATCCGGGTGAGCTAGTCACGATATTTGGACCTACTGGTTCTAATAAAACGACGCTTGCACAAAATATAGCTTTAGGGTATGACTTTGCTAATGATTGTATTAGACCTGAGTGGCAATTACCTACACTATTCTTATCTTTAGAATTAAGTGGTTGGTATATGCACAGGCGTAATCTACAGATAGCAAGTGGACTGAGTAAGGAAGAAGTCACTAAGAACCATCAATATGTTGGGAAAACATTCAAAGAGTATGTTAGTAACATTGTAATTCAGACAGTAGCTGGAGAAGTAACTATGATTAATAAGAAAATCAAGGAACTAGACCCAGCAATCATTATTGTCGATTACATTGACCTATTGCAAACTCCAAGAAATATTAGAGGCGAGTATGAACAGATTCGTTACATTTCACACTATCTATCGAATCTTGCTGTTAATAGTGATGTTATCATTATACAGATTTCTCAAATTTCACGTGAATACAGTCGAAACGAAGTACTCGACATTTACGCAGGAAAGGGCAGTGGTGCTATTGAAAACGCATCAAGGAAAGTAATCGGTATTAATGGTCGTCAAGACAGTAAAGATAAAACAGTACAGTTATTCAAAAACAGTGATGGTGATTTATTTGAGGTAGACCTTGAATGGACACCTTCATTCAGATTACCAGTAAAAGGAGTACAGAGTGGTAAAGACACATATGCTTAAGGCTGAGGTTAGCCCTAAAACAAAAATCCTGTTGTCTGAAATGGCAAGAAAAGATAAACGGTCACTAAAGAAACAGGTAGAGTACATTATCGAAACAGAGGTAAGGAAACAAAATTCCAAACCAAAGCACGACATAATGATGGAGGACACTTAGATGGTTGTTAAAAAGACAACTAAAGACTTATTAGGAGAATACATAGACCTTGAAATACAGGCTGAATATTCTACTGATGATTCTGACATCACGGAAGTGGTGAGTGCTATGGAAACTGTAAAGCAAACAATAAGGAAAAAGGTTGATGGTATCGACCACTTTATGCTTGAGTTAAGTAGACGAGAACATCTTATTGACGCTGAAATCGAAGCTATAAAAAGTGAAGAA